AAAGAACTATGAGGAGGTAATGGGTGAATATTATAATTGGTTAGATAAAAAACCAGAAGAATCGAAATCATTAACAGTACAATTTACAAAACTCACAAAGGTTCGTCAAATTATTGCCAATGAGAAAATCGACCAAACAATCGAACTAGCCGAAAACATCATAGAACAAGGAAAAAAAGTAATCATATTCTGTAATTTTACTGAATCGTTGAACAAAATCTATGAACATTTTGGTAAGACCTCAGTCAAAGTTGACGGCTCTTTATCCAAAGGGGAAAGACAACTGAGTGTTGATTCATTCCAAGGCAACGATAATATAAGAGTCTTCGTTGGTAATATAAAAGCCGCTGGTGTCGGATTGACCCTTACCGCAGCTGAAGCTGTGATTATCAACGATTTATCGTTCGTTCCTGGTGACATGAGTCAAGCCGAAGACAGAGCGTATAGATACGGCCAAAAAAATAACGTTTTAGTATATTATCCCATTTTTGAAAACACAATTGAAGGAATCATCTATGCGATTGTGAATGATAAGAAAAAAAATATTTCAACTGTGTTAGGTGACAACATAGATTCCTCAGATGCAGCAGAAGAAATATTAAAAAGAATAAACGAGATGAGGAAATAACAAAATATCGAGTTATTTATATAAACGAATAACTCACAAATATGCAGAACACAGAGAAGAGGATTCAACAAATTGAAAAACAAATTCAAGAAAGACACATACAAAATGAAAAGTCGTTGTTGATTACAGAGATGAAAAAAATCGGAATAGAGAAATTACCTTATTCCTACACAGCCCTGAAACAATTCATTGACCCCGAGACAATGAACTTCCATTACAACAAACATTACAAAGGGTATGTTGATAAACTCAACGATGCGTTATCGAAGAAAAAGAAAGGAGATGTCGATTTAGAAAACATCATCAAAAATATCGACAGATACGATAAGACAATTAGAAATAACGCTGGGGGTGCTTTTAACCACGCACTTTTTTGGAATATGTTGACACCCGAACCAAAGAAATTGGAAGGCGAACTATTCAAAAAGATAACCAAAGAGTTTGGCACGTTTACAAACTTCAAAAAAAAGTTTGAGACCATTGCTAAAGATAGATTTGGGTCTGGTTGGGTGTGGCTACTATTGACACCAAAAAATCAACTTAAAATTATGTCTACTCCGAACCAAGACAACCCTCTGATGAACGTGATTGAAGGGGGTGGGTTTCCTCTCTTAGGGTTAGATTTATGGGAACACGCCTATTATTTAAAATATAAAAACAAAAGAGACGAGTACATATCAAACTTTTGGAAAGTAGTAAATTGGGAGTTTGTATCTGAACTTTTCGAGATGAAAGTTAAAACGAAATTACTTGAACAAATTGAGTACAAAAGATTGATTGATGAAAAGGACACTGCCACCTTTTGTTCAAAGGACGATGTTTCAGTATATAAAGAAATCCTTTTCGATGAGACTATGAAAAGGCTATACATCAAAGCGATTACTAATTCACTTAGAAAAGTTTTTGGTGATTCTTGGGCGGAACAAACAAATGATACCATGTCTGGTTTCTATAATTTGGAATCTCAAGGCAGGTCTGTGTTGAACAATCTTAATACCAACCATAACACTTTTTGTTTATTGGTCAAAGCGGTCAACAACCTAATTAAAGAAAAAGGTAGACCAGAAAAAATGTTCAATTTTTATAATGAAAAGGAAAGGAGACCTGAAGAAATTATTCGTTTTGGTAAAGCTTTAGATTATTTTGCTAACCAACTTTATTCAAAAGAAAATTCTGAGTTCATCAATATCTTAAAAGTTTTGTTGAAAACTTGGAAACGTGGAATGGATTCTGAAAACAGTGTATTCAAAAAAATAGATTTATATTTTGAGGGTGATGCTACAATCGAAAAAACTAGTGGAGCGGGTAAAAAAATGGATGCAATTGAAGGTGTTGATTTAATTATCACAATAAAAGATAGAGCTCACTCATGTCAGGTCAAACCTTACAATTATCTCAAAACAACAAAAGACACTTATGTAATTTTTACAGACGCAGATGTGAAAAAATATAATGTGGATTGGATGATATTTTTTCAAACTAAATCAAATCATGTTTTAATTTTCAAAAACGATTGTGAAATATCAAACGGTCGTTACATATTCCCAAAAAATGCTTTATTACACGAAATTGAATAAAGAATATATTTATAGAATATGGCAGCAATTCCAGAACCAGAGAGGTCACGACTTTATACGAGAATTAAACACCTATTAGGTGCTCCTCTCAGAAGTGTTGAACTTACTGACGAGATGTTAGACTCTTTGGTCGAGTTATCACTTGGGGACTACGAGGAGTACGTTCTTCAATGGTTAATTGATAGTCAATGGGTAAACTTGGTAAATTTGAACATGACAGAAAGGTCAGTTGCAAGAGCTCTCATTACACGTACAATGGACTTCGAACAACAATTTTCTTTTTCATATTCGAAAATTGTTGGATTACAGACGATAGGCCCTTGGGTATTAAAAAAGGATTATTTCATTCTCAGTGCAAATACACAGAACTACGAAATACCGGCTGGTCGTGAAGTCAATGAACTTCTTTGGTTTTCGAACCAACCATTTACGGCATTCGGATTAGGGGGTATTGGTGGGTTTGGATTTGGAGGAATTGGTTTAGGAGCGAACGAGGCTGGTTACGCACAGATGGGATATCAAGGTTCCTATTTCATGATGTCAGGGTTTGACTATCTAATAAGAATGCAGGAAGCAAACATATTGAATAGAATCTTAGGTGGTTCATTAACATATAGAATAACAGCGTTACCCGATGGAAAAAGAAATATATTTTTATATAACACACCAGGTGGAAGATTCAACTGGAATAACTATAGCATGTATGTTGGAAAAGCTGTTTGGTATTGGTATTATGATGTAGGACCAGAAGACAGGGCAGCTTGTCTTAAAGCTAATCCTGACATTATAAAATTACCAACAGATGTCCCCATTGAAGAGTTGTCTTGGGAGGATTTGAATGTACCTGGTCAGCAATGGGTTAGAAGATGGTTCACAGCTTATTGTAAAGAAACTCTTTCAAGAGTCAGAGGGAAATATTCAGGTAACCTGAAAACACCAGACAGTGAAATCACAATGGATTACGCTAGTTTAGCAACTGAAGGTAAGGACGAAAAATCAAAGTTACTCGAGGAATTGATAGGTGAGAATGGTTGGTTATCAAGATTGAGACCCGAAAAGGTAATGGAGAGGGAGGCTAGTATTGCAGAAAACTTAAATAAACAAATGAGGTTCAGAGCAATGCCTCGTCAAATATATGTAATTTAATTTATGGCGATTGTAAGAACTATTCCGTCAAAAAGAATCATAAACGGTAACATGGTTAATACTTCAGAAATTTCTGTAGTATCAGAATTAGATTACCGAACACATGGAGAATCTAAAATTATAGTGAGGGGAATTGCTCATTCAAATGTGATTTTGGATTCTTCCACAACAGACCACATAGTTATCAAAGCCATGACAAAGGTAATAATTTTACCTGATGTAGGTAAAATTGATGAAGAATATGATGAACTTATTTTAGATAAGTTTGCCTGTGTGGAGTTTTTATTTGTTAACGGACACTGGTATATATTGTCATCAGACGGTTTGAAGCAATCCTAATTTTCCTTCCCAATCTTTATCAGCGAGTTCATAGATGTAAGTAGGTTTCAAACCTCTACGTTTCCAATAATCCAATTCTTGTTCTGTCATATTGAGAACATCTTCTTCTAACTTATCTTGGTCGCCATCTTCAAAAGGCATACCGTTTATCAACTCACACTGTGCACTTGTGAAAATACCTCTGTTCTCAGGGTCTGCTACAATTAAACCATCCCTGACCTCTTGTTTGAACACAACCAATAGAGGTTCTATTCTTTTATTGAAAGTGACTATTGCTCTTGGTACATTATAATCTCCCGTAAGATTTGGGTTTGAGTCAAAAGTACTTGAGTCTAACATGTAACAATTTACAATAACACCATCTTCAACCATTTTAGCTTGAGGATTCTGAGTTTTGTTATATTCATTTAGGTCCTTGATTTGTTTAGCCGTCATCTTTTGAACATCACCCTGTGAAGATTTTTTACCGTTATTAACATACATTATTACGTCACCCAAATTGACACTTAGATTTTGTTGGATTGCAAGTTCCATATGAGCCATACGAGACATACTATTTCCCGCTTTGGTCTTCTGCGTCAATCTTTTTCTGTAATCATCCAAAGTTAATTTGATTTTAGCTCTTTGAGCAATTTGAGCAAGTGGAATCTTTTGGTCAAATATTACTTTGAGATACTCGTAATAGTATTCGATGAAATCTTTCCCTTTACCCTCTAGTAACATCTTAATCCCCTTATCTAAGAACGTTTCAATATACAATGGAAGTTTTTTTGATTTGATGGAATTACCAGTCAACTTTATCTTCCCTTTAACATCCATGACCGCATAATTTTTTCTAGAAAGGTTTATACATGAAGGCCAAATACCATCTGTATCTAAAGCCATTTCACCTCTCATGAAGATGTCGTTATATTCAGCTACATCAGCATCAGGGCCGTTGTATTCTTTTCCAACGTTGACCTTCCAATTTAATCCTCGACCAATATACCTGTGTGTATCAACGTCTTCGGGGCTCGAAAAGTTTACACCGTCGGTATCCATTACGAGCGGGGTATAACCTTTGCTAATGAAAAACTTAATCATTTGACGGAGATACTGTCTTCCCGTACAAGTAATCTGTTCTCCCATATACATGTCACCCCAAGCAAAAACTTGTGGAGCAGATAATGCACCAAACATCGAGTTTATAAAAATCTTGATTGGTAATTGTTTGTTTGAATATGATATAGATTTTTGTGGGTCAGTTTTTTCAAACTCTTCGGCAAGTTGTTTATATCTGATACGGGTGTCACGGAAATACTTGAGCATTGCTTTCATGGCTCCTGAAACATCACATTTGGGAAACACGTCATGAACAAGTTGTATAGATGGATAAAGAGAGGAAAAGTCAAGTTTTAGAACATTCTTTGAGTAACCAACTTTCAGAAGACGAGAAAGTCCACCAACAAAATCTGTCTTCTGTTGTTTTTCAGGGATGGGCAAGTTGTGTTTGTATGACCAAGCCAACATAAGCATCTTCCAAAGTGTAGCGGTACCCATAGTGGCAACTCTTTCATATGTTGTTGGAATCATAGAGGCAAGTAAAAAGGACGCTTGATTGAATTCTTTATCAACCGCTAAGGTTTCTTCTAAGTCATCATTAAGATATCTTTCAACCAAATTATCACCAGTGGTCTTGACATATACACCAGGGAACTTTTTATCCAAATCCGCATACTCAGAGGCCTTTTTATATTTTCCGTTTTTAGTATTCAACCAATACTCTTCCTTAGCCGCATACATTTTTCCTATATCCGTGTGGTCAATATAAACACGGTCAGGAGCTTCCTGACCAATATATTTTGTAATATACTTAAGACCTACCGCTTTGATGTTTGAATTGATAGCCTGAGCCCTTCGAACCGCATGAATAATATCAATTACATTATACCCCCAAATGGAGGTTTGAGTGAAATCCTCAACCTCGTTTGCTAACTTTAATATTGTTTCTTTTCTTGTATATGAATGTTGAGGGTGTAAGGATTTGATTGATTTTCTCATATCAATACCCAATCTTTGACCTCTTTCAAATAACCAATTCCAGTCAAAGTTTGCTGAATTGTACCCACCAATAATTGATGGTTTGATTTCATTAACAATATTGAAAAACTCAATAATAGCACCTTTTTCTTGTGACTCATCGAGACACTCAATCACCTTATGATATCCTTTGTTCGTTTTGATTCCTATCATAAAGATGCGACCATCTTTTGGGTTAAGAGCGTTAGTCTCTAAGTCAAAAACAAGACGAGTAACTTGGTCATAATCATCATATCCTTTAAACAATCTTTTCTCTTTAGAGATAAGATACTGTTCTACTGGCGGTAAAATCATAATTTTATCCTTTGCCTGGTCACCCCAAGGGTCACAACCACCATCTCTAAAAAACTGAATCAATTCTCTATAACCTTTGAGAGATTTTATCATGAAGGTCAAACCTTTCTCAAGTCTTTCATCACCTTTGGTTTCAAGTTTTTCAATAACAATTCCGTATTTTGACATACCCTGTTTTTGGGCTATTTTGGAATTATTATAAAAGTTAAGACCACGTAAATCTCCGACCCACGCGAAAGGAATAAAAGTATCATTTCGGATTTCTTTTCCTTTACCTGGTTCTTCTTTGATTTTGAAAATGGAATTAGATGCGTAATCGAACTCAATTGCAACTATAAAAGTTTCGGAGTCATTTCCTTGCAGAAATGATTCAATTTCTTTGGTAGATATCATATCAATTTTGTTGGGTGGTTCATTAGCTTTCACACTTTGGTGAAATTTACCTTCCTCAATAAATATAAAAAATTGTGAGATTAGAGTCAATCAACAACAAGCAGTTTCCGAAATGAAACTTTCTTGTACATTAATATAAAGTTGTTCTCTAATTGGTAGAATCAAATCACCTTCATCATTTTTAATTAAAAATTGACCAACATATCTACCAACTTCATTTGTATCTTTTTTTGTAAACTTGAAATAAATATAATATTCAGGTGGAGCACCTAAATCTAAAATTAAATTAACAAACTCACAAGGTGCAGATACAATTTTAGGTATACCTGTTTCTTCATTAATCATTGTAAAAAAAATTGTTGACACTGGAATATCTTCCGTTAGTTGGATATAACCAGCGCGACCGTCTTTTACAACTTGCATTTTTAAGACGGGAAGGGTTGCATTTTTCTTGATAAAAAAATCCATATCAATAAATATATTGTTATGACTCTTTACGTAACTCCCTTTCGTAATGTTCAAACCTGTTATGTTCGGTGGGTGTTAATAATAGTAAACCACTAAATAACTCACCTTTCTTTGTCAATTGATACATATGACTCATCCACGTTTGTTCGAATGGATGTGCCCAAGTTGTGTCTAAGAACATTTTTTTGTTACCGTCTCTACTTACAATCTGAGGCCAATTACAATAATAAACTTCACCACAAGTATATGGTACACCTTTATGACTAAGAATCTTTTCGAAAGCTGTTTTTGGTGCATTCGGGTCAAGTCCCATCTGTGGAAGTCTCGGGTTGTTTGGCCAAAATTTTGTTCTTACATCTTGAGGAACATTATACCAAGACCACTGAGTTCCATTGTCACCATAAAACTCGGAATAATTTAATTTAATGAAATCCAAGTTTTCTTTTTTTACTATTTCTAAAGATTTGGTATAAAGGTTTTGAACGTATCTGTTAAATCCGTTTCTGCAAACTCCTTCGTCAGGATAAAAAAACATATCATCTTCAAAGAATAAATAATAATCTAAATCAGTATCATTGAAGTGCTCTGCAATGAATTGTCTACCGCCACATATTCCCAAATTATCTTTTTTAATATGTTCAAACCCGTATTTGTCACACAATAATTTATATTCACCAAAAGTTGATTCATCACTAGAATTATCTAATAAGAACTTTTTTGTTTTATTTATATAATCCTTATCATAGGCCAACATTGAATCAATCAATGTCTTAAATTGTTTGGGACTATTGAAAGTTATAACATACAAGCCGACTTTATTTATATCTAATTTGTTGACACTCTTAACTACAGACTCACTCTTTGGTTTCAACTCATCGTTCTTTAAATCCTCGAAGAATTTTCCAATCAGACCATTTCCCTCTATTTCAAAGTAGTTTATCAAATCGGCGTGTTTGTAAGTCATTATTGAAAAGATTGATTCTTCAGTACCCATCAATCCCTTGGATAAAGTTTCTTTCATCAAACCATAATAAATTGAGTTGATATCTGAAATTGACTCTTTTGGCCCACCGAAAAAGCCCCCTCTTGCAACTTTGTTGACTTTAGCACCCGCTAAACTATTCAGTTGATTATATTCAAATCCGTGTATCTCGTTGTTTGCTTCATATGGGAAACATATAAATGAAAACTTCGAAATATATTTTGAAAGTTTTTCAATTACTTTGTCATGTGTGAAATAACCTGGATGAACAGTATTGGTTATACCTCCATCTATCCAAAATAAATGTTCAGAATCGAATCTATCCATAATCTTCGCATCATGTAAAAGATAAACCTTAGACATAACCAAAGGATTATAATTTTCTAACTTAGCTTGCGTTGAATCTTTTAACCAACCAGACAAATTAAACCAATCTTGATTTGTTCTAATTTCTTGAATCCTATTGAAAAACTCATTCTCTCTGAACCAAGATAAATCCCTAAATATAAATTGAGTTTTGGAAATATCTCTTCTGTCTAAAACAAACTGTTCCAATTCTCTACTACCAAAAATAATCAAATTACAATCTATCTTTAATAATTGTTCGAACTTATCTAAATAATGATTGTAGGGTCTTGACCATCCCTCAGAAAGTTCAGACCTACCAATATCCCATATACCAGTCACTAAAGTAATATTACTCATATATCCTATTGAATTCTTCTAAGATTCTAAAGAAACTTTTATTATTTTGGAACAATTCTTCAGATGTACCTCTAGGTGCATTATCTTTGCACCACCAAATATCAAAATGTTTTCTTTCAAATAATTCAGTGTGGTTGTACCACATCAAAGTCATAACGTTTTCCTCATGTGGTAAACCTTTATCTTCGGAAATTATTTTAGTCGTATAGTCTTCAAACAAGTTAACAATCTCATCCCATTTGGATTTATGTCCACCAAAAAGTCCACCTATAATATGTATAGACCTATCATATTCTTTATACCACTTTGCATTGACAGTTCCCGACCAATAATTCCTCACGTTTTCTTTTCCTAATATTAAGAACTTATCTTTTGTATCTTCAATTACATTTTTCAGAAAGTCATTATTGAAAAGAGTGCTCTCATAATATCTCGCCATCATATGTTCACTCTTTAGATATTTTAAAGGTATCAACCCGCAATGTGATAATCCAGCGTCAATCCAATAATAATAGTCATATGATTTATCTTCATTCCACCACCAATGAAACTTACAATATTGGATTTCTATACATCTATCCCCTCTTTTGATATCCTCAACTACTTTGTATTGGTTGATTAAATCTTTAAACTTTGTGTTTGAAATATCAAAAACTTCGAATTTCAATTTTGTGGAGTCAATAGAATGTTCTTCATAAAAAAATCTTTTGAGAGAATCTATTTCTCTATCCGAGGTATAACAGAGAAAGTCAGCGTCGGTCATTTTTATAAGTGACAATAAACTAAATCTATAATGACCACCTCTATTTGGTCTGCCTCCAAACTCAGTTCCATATAAATCACTGTATATTGAAGTAATAAACTTAACTGACATAATAAAAATCTTTATATTCTTTTTTTCTTTTCATTTCCATAACTCTTCCTTCATCCATGAACTCGTTTGGTATTTTAACCTCGGTCCACCTGTTCCAATTATATGTTTGAAGATACCAATTACCATACATACCTTCTGAAATATTAGAATATCCTGCCTTTTGTGGTGCTATCGGCAAAATAGGACAATAACTTTGTTTCTTTTGAACAATAAACTTCCACGTAAAATCATCTAAAGCATGAAAGAAATCACCACTTGAAAATCCTGTGAGAGCAATATCAAACATCTCATCATATATGGATTGGTCATAAATAATCATGTTCGCTGCGTATATACCACGGGCATCTTCAGGTGCAGGGGGTGTATTGGTCATATCGAGCAATAATTTATATTCGCTAGATATTTTTATCTCGCGGTTCTGTGTAGGAGCTAAATTGAAAATTGCATATTCCAAATTAGGATATTCGGATTCTATTTTATCCAATAAACTATTAGCATAGGGCATCGCAGAACAATCGTCCTCAATAATCATAACTTGAGGATAATTTCTCTCTTTAGCAATTTTTATTATCTCTAAGGTTGAGCGAGTTATTCCCATATATGAATTGGTGTCAATTCCTGAAAATCTCTCCCATTCCCATCCCAAATATGAAAGCTCGAAAGAAATACTTTCAAGTCTATCAACTCTTCTATCCAAATTGACAACAAACTTAGGTATATCTTTAAACTTCATTAACTTATGTGATTATGAGTTAATTGACCAGTCAATCTATCACACCATCCTTTAGATTCTGAGTGGGGCCAAACTACCCAATAATTAGGTAATACAGTAGTTGGAAACTCTCTCCAAATTTTACAATACTTGTCAGGGTCTCTCATGAATCCTGCAATTTCATTTTTGTCCGCATCTTTTCTGAACAAGGTTTGGTCGTCAGGTCCGTGAAATGCGACAACCCAAAAATCATAATCTTTTTCAGGAACACTTGGGTATCCCACGTCAATACAATGTTTGAATATTGTAGAGAAGCTTTTCTTCCAATCTTCTATTTTTTATCAATACAATGTTGGTCTACCGCTCTTTTTTCGAATAATAATCCAGAATATCTTTCATATTCCCTAAAGTTTCGGATTGGTCCGAAACCATAGGGACCATCATGACCCTCTTGTTTTTCCCCATCCATTCCGAATAGCTTTCTGTTTGTTAAATGAGAATGTTTATTTTTGTCTCCCCAAGTTTTGTCATCGTCCCATTGTTTAGTTCTACCTTTACGAGTATACTCATGATAAACTATTGGCAGGTGTGGATGGAACAAATCATAACCCCAAGTATATGCTCTAGCGGCAATTGAAATCTCTTCACCGTGGAAATAATACTCAGGATTGTGTTGTACCTCTTTTGAGAAAGTTCCTACTGTAAAACAAAAGTGTGCGGAGTAAAATCTTGCAGGTACGGGTTTTGTCATTTCTCTCCAACCTGGTATTGTCTCGGGTAAGAAGAAAACCGCTCCTTCAGGGATAAATCTATCAAATACCATCCTCCACGCATCTTGTGCTCTACCCGCAGGGTCATTTTCAGGGTCAAAAGAGGGTACATAACCCGTAAGTAAAGGTTTTTTATACCCGTCTTTCTGTAGACCCTTTATCATTTTGATTAGGATATCATCCCAATCTTTTACGAATCTCATGTGCGAATCTATCTGAAGTGTGTATGTTTCACCATCATATAATTGTTGCACCAAATGTCTAGCCCAACAAACACCTTTAGCTTCTTGATAAGGAATATCCAAGATTCTAAATCTTTTATCTTTCCTATATTTGTCTAAATTATCGAAACCATCTGATTCGCTATACTGTCGTGCAACACCAATAACCAAATTTTTAGGTTTCTTGGCATTTTCCACCATGTTCTCAATTGTGGGGACAAGTTGTGGGTCCCTGTAAGAAGCAATTTGTACGAATATTTTCATTGAAAATGTATTTTGTATTAAAAATAAAAAACCCTCCACGAAAGTAGAGGGTTTTAATTTATTTTAATTTTTAATTAATCGCATCCGTTAGGGTCACTTGATGTAATTAAGCCCGAACCACCCGATACTTCAAACCATGCGGTTCCGTTTGAGTAGTATCCATCAGCAACTGGATTAGTTGGTGGATTACCTGGTGTTTGATAAAGTGTCTCCCCGATGTTTGGTCCGATACCACCCGCAACTGTACCATAGACTGTTTGTGGTGAATCTCCAAAATCAATACAAGCGTCGTTTGCGGTTGCACCTGAACCTAAACTATATGTGTAGAAAGCAAAAGTTGGTGTTGGTGAAGGAGTTGTTGTAATTGTTGGTGTAGGAGTTGCAATTACAGAACATGCTTCAAATGCTCCTACTTGTAATCCGTTCGATGCAATTTGGGTAACAATACCTGAGGATGCATAGAAACCTGCCAACATTGTAGAAGGACCTACGCTTTGAGGATAGAACTGAATGTTGCCATCGAATGAAGGTTCGTCACCAAAAATTGTACCAACAATTCCTGAAGCACATGCTTCGTTAAAAGTAGAACCTGAACCAACACTAAAACTAAATCTAGTTTGCGATGGTGTTGGAGTCTGAGTGGTTGTTGTAGTTGGTGTTAATGTATTTGTTGGTGTATTTGTTGGTGTAGGTGTATTAGTTTGTGTTGGTGACGGAGTGTTAGTTGGTGTTTGTGTATTCGTAGGTGTACTAGTTTGTGTTGGTGACGGAGTGTTAGTTGGTGTTTGGGTTGGAGTTTCAGTAGCTGTAGGTGTTGTAGTAGGTGTTGGCGTTACATTTGCTGTAGAACTTGGTGTTGGTGTTGGTGTTGGTGGTACATTAGGAGGTGGAAATTCCCCTTGGTCAACCAAATTAATAAAATTGGATTGTGCGGTTGAATATGTGTAATCAATCAACCAAATATTTTTGGTTTCATTTGGTGATAATCCAACTTGATACTCCCACATAGAGTCATCACATCTTCTATAATTAAAGGTTACTATAGTAGAACCAGTATTCGTTAAGGTATATTTACTACAAGCCATTTTACTTTTTTTATATAAATACTTGGAACATTTAAAAATTTTTTAATTTTTATTTTTTCTTTTTCCAAATTGGTGTCTAGGT